TTCTGTTCAGTTTGAAGTAAGAGGTGGTTCAAATGATGTAGGCATGTCTCCGTTTAACGTCGAGTTGCGTCCTACCTCGTTCTACACAACCTCTAAGCTAGAGGAACCCATGAAGATGGGTAACAATGTCTTCTTCTTCAATGCTGGAAAGTTGTTTATGTATCTCAGTGGAAGCGCACTTAGCGATGAGTTCTCAACGAGTATGGATATCAGCACACACTGCAAGGATTACTTACCACAGAACATTGGAGCTATGAACTCCAGTTCAGCTACCAACTCTTTGTTTGCCGTAGACGAGGACAACAAGAGATATATCTACATCTTTACATTTAGAACAAACGGTAAGGAAATTATACAAAATGCTTTCCATAGATGGATTCTATCAACCCAAGACAGTGTGTTGGGAATAAAATCATATGAAAAAGACATGTATATAATTTCCAAAAGACTAATGGCTGACAGTACTTACAAACTTGCAGTATATTTTGTTTCCCTAGAAACAGTACCTGTTACAACACCTATGTTAGATTGGCTTACTCTTATTCCAGTTAGTAGTATGGGATACTTGAGTGGTGTTACATCAATAACATTGCCATATTACGACCCTGCTGCATCTGGTATAGTTCTTAGTAGCAGTTGGGGAAACAGAGCATATGAGTATCATACAGCAACCAGTAATACAACCAATCCCAGTGGAAATACTGTATTAACCTTAGCTGGAGATTTTACCAATGCATCTGTATGGGTTGGTAGGCCATATGAAATGAATGTTGAACTATCTCAACAAGTCTATCGCGGCTCACAGGATACATCTACTGTCTATGAAGGTGTTCTAAACCTTAAGAGAATTACAACCAGACATCTTAATACTGGTAAGTATGATATAGTTGTGGATCGCAGGGGCAGACTGGATTCGGCAGTATCCTTCTATCCAACGGATATAAACAGCATACTGACATTAGTCGGTCAGTTAAAGATTGATTCAGTTGGTGAACACTTTACAAAGTTGTTATCTTACTCGGAAGCCTGTAAGATATACATTAAAAGCAATTACCCAACACCATGTAATATTTCAAACATAGAGATTCTGGGCAACTTTAGATCCAGAAATACCAGCATAGAATAAGGAGAAGTCATGCCCTGTTATGATTATAACACAGGATTATCAGTACTATACAACAATAATGTTGAAGTAATATTTGCAAAAGCAGGAACAACCTACAGTTATAATTCTTTAAACTGGATCTGTCAACTTTCCGTTTCAGATCAACTGAAAGTGTTTACCAGACCAACCCCAACTGGGACTGAAACACTTAGGATTGAGAACACAGACTATACTATCTCAGGCACAAACATTGTCTTTACCAATGCTGCTTTGATTCCAGATGGTGGACAAGTGGTAATAAGAAGATCCACAAGATCTGATAAGATGGTTCTTAGATTTACCGATGGTGCTAAACTAGCGGCAAAGGATCTAAATGATTGTTTCCATCAACTCTTATTTACCATTCAGGAAAAGGAATTCGAAGGATCAACAATTGTTTATGGTGAATCGGGCAACATTCAGTTTATAAACGCATCGCCACCATACACTTTTAATTTGGCTAATTTAACCATTGGTGATGCTTTAGTTTGGAATGGTACTCAGTTTGTGGCTGACAGCTTTACTGGAACTTTAGACGCTCTATCTGATGTTACAATATCATCAGCAACTTTGGGTGATCTATTAATCTACAATGGAACACAGTGGGTAGACCAAGCTCCTAGCTTTGATATTACACAAAGTAACGTTAAATTGGCTAATCGGGCTTTTTATAACAATGTAGCTACAGGTGATACGTCTTATGTCAGTAGTGGTGTTCCAGTTACAGCTCCAGGTGCCTTGTCTGTGTTTAAGAGGACTTCTCCAACGGCGGACTGGGTACTTACAGATCCTCCTACGGTGTATCATATCATAAAGAAATCTCTTCCAGGGGAAGAAGATCCTATTACATTCTTTGCAGATGTAGACAGTCAGCTTACAAGTCTTGCAGCAAATGTTGCTAACCCAATCAAGGTAAAGTTTGAATGGAGATTAAACCTTGATAAACAATGAGCTAGTGACACTGTAAACCTAGAAGCCTTGAATAATGCAAAGAGCATGTTCTGGGATAGTCCACAAGAGTTATACTCGGCTTCTGGTTATGGAACAACAGCTCCAACCCCAGTACTGTGGCATGGTGTAAAGGATACTGTGGCTAATATTACCTATAGAGAAAGTCCATACTTCAGACAAAACTTAGTTGCAACTACTGGAACACAAATATCTTACCAATCTAAACTATGGGGATATGGTGTTCGAAGTTTTTATCTAAGTATACCTGAATCATCCAGTACAAACTTAAGAGGATTGCCTAGTATTAATGGAGATAATACCTATTTCTCAACTTCAAATGCTAGCATAGCTACACTAAAAACAGCTTTTAATGCCTTAGGTACAGCAAGTGATCAAACTTACCGTGATTATTACCTTTTAGGTTTACGCGATATGGCCTTTGCTGCTGTAAGACCCAATCCCAATTCAATCAGTAATACAAAAAATAGAGATGCAACCACCAGATATAATAAAGGTTTACTAATAGTAGGTGATTACAATGGATTTGAGGATATTCTTTTTAAAAGATTAGAGTCTTCGGATACTGCTTTAAATGCTTTATGGAAAATTCCAAAGCAGATGATATACTACAATAAAGCTGCATTAGCTCTAGCAGATATTACTACCAGTGCTATTACAACAGGATCTGCATTTAATATCAATACCGTTAGATTTTCAGGACAAAGTATATTGCAAGGAGATATTACAAACTTCTCTTCAAGCACGGCTACTATACTTGGAAATGGTCAGATCTTTAAAGCAGATTCTTATTGGAGTGATTGGATGCGGTACTGGTCTACTGACTCTAACATTACAGGAAACTACAGGTTTAATGAATCTATGGTTGATTGGATTGCTGGAAATGTATCCGCTACTCCAACAGATCTAAAGTTATTCCGAGTATATGCAAACATCCCTCCGTATACCATATATAGTGGATCTTCTTTTAACGGCACAGATACAGGAGCAACGGCTGAAGTATTCTTCCCATGGGGTTACAGACCTAATGATATCAAGAGCGGCGATGCTGGGGGAACCTATGATGGTCTAGTAGGAACCCACCTATTTAACATTGATTCTAATAAACTATTTTCAGAGGCAGCTAACTTTATTCCTGACCCAATGGATGAGTACGTTTTTAGATTAGTTTGCAAAAAGAGTTTAACAGGGTTCTTTAGTGACAATGCCTATCAAAACTTAAAAACAGCTGTTTTGCTTGAATATGGTTTTAGTGAGCATACATACTCAGGTGTTAGAAATGCTAGAACAAATCTAGTTGATATCTTTAAAAACTCCTACGACTATCTCGCACCTACATCATTACGACCATACTCAAGAATTGATACCTCTAAAGTTAAAGTCTATGTGAAGAAGGAGCAGATTGAAACGGTAGGCGGTTTTGATAGACTGGTTGTAACTATTGGCGTTCTTGTACCAAGAATTAAATCAATTGGTTATTCAAAGGTATTTAGAAAGTTCCAGACATCTTCACTTGGTTCAACATATCCTCAGCAAGGTGGAACAGGTTCAGATGGAGAGATAGACTCAGGTCCATGGAATTTTATCTTTAGTTCTTACAATGGCCCTACGTCAGATTATACTGGGTTCTTGGGTGGTAATGTTGATATCTTAAATACCGAGGGAGATCTAAGTACCTATAGTTCTGTAACAAATGATACAGACAGCAATGGCTCAACGGTAGATGGTCGTAACACAGGAGTTACACTGACTTCTGGTAGAAATGAGTGTGCAGTCAAGTTTACAAGAGTAGGTTTGCCATCTACACTTTGGATTAGACTGTCAATCCTAAATACAGATGGAACATCTTCGTTGCTGGATGCATCTGGTTTTACTACAGCAATCACTGAATAAGGAGACATCAATGGCAGAAACTAAAAAGCAAGATTTTTCGCTTACATTACAATGGTTTCAATTAGCCATCCTAGCCATTGGTGTGGCTGGATTCTTTATTGACATTGGTAAAAGATCCCAATTAATCGACAAAACTGACAAAGACTTGGCAGAATTAAAAATTATTGTACAGGATCTTGTCAAGGCTCAGATACAATCTTCAGCAAGCGACTCTACACAAAAGATGTTATTGGATGATCTCAAGTCTAGGGTAATCGAACTAGAAAGAAAAAGATGAAATATATTCTTATTTTAATCCTATGTATACTAGCAAGCTGCAAGACTCCTACAGAAAGGATTGCAACCAATGCCACTACAGTAGAAACCTTGGCTCAATCCAGCAAGGAAAGATTTCAGAAGATTGATGAGATCGTAAAAACCAAGGATATGGATGTACGGTCGGTTCAGTCCGAGACTCGGGCTGGAGTAGTAGAACAAGAGGAAATCATCAGTTTAACCAAGAGTACCTTGGTAGATCTAACTAAGGTAGAAGACAAGGTTCCTTGGTGGGTAGGTTTAATAAACTATATAATGATTACTCTTAGTATTATAGCCGTATGTTTTCTACTATGGTATACAGGCATAGGTTCTCTAATTAAAAGTCTGTGTTACTCATTCGGTTTATTCATCCCTAAGGTAAAGTTGGAACAAGCTAGTATTGCTAGGAAGACCCTGGAAGAAGGCGATCCAACAACTGCTAGGGAAATGGTCGCAGCACTAAGGGCATCTGATCCTGCTTTTGATGCTGCATATTCTAAGTTAAAGGAGAAAAAGTCATGATGTTAGCAACTATTGAATCGTTACTTGGTAGTATTTGGTTTGCCTTATTGCTCGGTGCTGGTGGTTATGTAGCTGGGCATATCTTCCCAATCAGCTTCCTTAAGAAGCTATTTGGTCGGGATTGAGTATGAAAGAACAACTGAATAACATCCAAGACAAGCTCCTGGAATGTCTAATCAGCGATCTAAATGATCCTGATAAGCGTACCCCAGGTCTGTATACCGTTGTCCGTGGCATCCTAAGCGACCACAAGGACAAGGTAAATCAAATCCCAAGCGAGTCCATTGAGGCTGTAGAACAGGCCCTTAAGGACTCGGCTCCATTTAAGATTAAGAAAGCAGCATACTGATCATGAAGGTTCCCCAAGAAGTTATTGATGATTTTAGAAACCATTTGTACTTTTGTTTTAAGCATCTTGGCCTTGGGGAACCTACCAAAATTCAGTATGAGATTGCTCGGGAAATCCAAGAAGGAGCAAATGACTTTATTCTAACGGCTGGGCGTGGTACTGGTAAGTCTACCATTACCGCTTGCCTAGCTAGTTGGGAGTGGTTACGAGATCCCAATCTCACCTTCTTGGTTCTTTCTAACACCCAAGGCAAAGCCATTGACTTTGTCTCTCAGGCTAGAAAGATCTTATCAGTAGTTCCTTACTGTAAGTACATGATCCCCAGGGATCAGGATAAGGACAATGCTCTTGGTTTTAACCTAGCGGTTAGAACCAAGTTTACACAGGATCTAAACTGTGCTGCCAGAGGCATCACGGGACAGATCACAGGTCTTCACGCAGATCGGATCGTACTGGACGATATCGAAGTCTCGGGTAAGAACGAGACACCAGTAGGCAAGGAAACCTTGTTAAAGAAACTAGCAGAATTAGAATCTATTAGAAATAAGGGTTCACGGGTTGTATTCCTAGGTACTCCACATTATCAGGACTCTGTTTATAATGTCCTCAAGGAATCCTATCCCATGATTAAGTATCCCGCAGAGATGCCAGATACCTCCGTACCTCACGAAATAGAGGACGTGGCTCCGTGGGTCCTAGGATTGGATATAGAGCCAGGGGACGCTACCCAGCCCGAACGGTTCGACAAGGCTGAGCTTGCCTCCAGACAGGCTAAAATCGGCCCTAGTCACTATGCTCTGCAATACAAGCTAATCACCAGCCTAGCGGATCAGGATAGATACCCACTAAAGTTACGGGATCTAGTTGTATTAGATCTAGATCCAGAAGTAGGTCCAGATAAAATAGTATGGCAAGGGCAGAATCCGTTAAAGGACATGCCTAACTTTGGTATCTCTGGAGATATGGTTCCAGAACCTATGTATGTATCCAATAACTATTTAAAATACCAGCACATGCATATGGCCATTGACCCTAGCGGTAGAGGCACAGATGAGACTGGAGTCTGTATAGCCTCAGTACTTAGCGGCACTATATTCATCCATGAGCTATTGGGTATTGAGGGTGGGTATGACGATGGTACTTTAAAGAAGATAGCAAAGCTTGTAAATGAATACCAAGTTCCACTGGTTAGAGTAGAATCTAACTTTGGTGATGGCTTGTTTACCAAGGTCTTACTCCCCTACTTGATGCAGAATTGCGGCAAGGTTGGGGTTGAGGAATACCGAGTAAAGGGTCAGAAGGAGCTTAGGATCATAGAAACCCTAGAACCTGTAATGGCCATGCATAGGTTGATTATGGCTAGAAAGGCTATACGGGACCAGAACAATCAGATACAGCTTACCAGACTCCATAAGGGCAGGGGAGCGTTGAAGCACGACGATAGGGTGGATGTGCTGTCAGCAGCCGTGGAGTTCTATAAGGCTCATATGTCTTTGGATACAAACAAGGCATCTGAGGACATCAAGAAGAAAGAATGGGAAAAACGTGTAAAGGACTGGGCTAATAACTTTAGAGCCAGTGATTATGCTCCTACCAGTGGGGCTACAAAGGTAATTGCAACAAACCATAAGCCCCGCCGTGTAGGCCAACAATGGGGTTGGTAAAGGAGATAAACTATGGACCCAATGACAGTAATGGGTATTGGATCTGCCGTAGCTGGTGGACTACAATCTATTTTTGGAGGAAAGGCTCAAGGAGCTGCAATACGTCAGCAAAATGAGCAAGCACTGCGTAACTGGATTCAAGCTAATTCTCAAAAAACACTAAATAACGCTAGAGAGCAATTTCAAGCTGCATACCAAGCAACCCAACAACTAAAAAGAAATAGTGCTATTATGAAAGCTGCTTGGGAAAACGAGTGGGAAGCTAAACAAAGTCTAAACTACCAAAGTGGTTTTCAACAATCAGAACTATCCAAACAAATCATGCAACAAAAAGCAGCTCTAGGCAATGCTATGATTTCTAAAGGAATCTCAGCTAATAGTGGTATGTATGCTTCATTGGCTGTTGCACAAAGTATAGATGCTCTGAGAAATGCATCTATCCTAAAGAGAAATGTTGAACTAGAAAGAAGAAACATAGAGAAACAAACTAAGAATATGCTTTCTCAAATGACTGAAAACATTTACATGCCTAATATTCAACTCTATGATGAAGCACCAATATTTGGAGATCCTTCGGGAGCTGAAAGGGGTGGTTTGATTTCTGGCCTAGTTCAAATAGGAGGTGCTTTAGGTGGAGCCGCTATTGGCATGAGTCGTGGTAGTGGTACAGATTCAGGATTTAATCCATCTAATAATGCATATACAAATAGAACATCTGGTGGTTCAGTTGGAGGTAGATAATAATGTCTAGAGTAGATACACAATCATTGTTACGTTTTAATGCTATTCAACCAAATGTTGAACCAGCTATGCAACAACCTGAGTTCAGAACAAGTCAATTCGTTGGTGGTGGTGTTCAATTAGGACAAGCCGCTCAAAAAGTAGGACCATCAAGTGAAGAGGCTATGTATGGAGCACTTGCAGAAATTGCTGGTGGTGTTCAACAAGGATTAAATAACTTTTCGGATATCGCTTCCAGAATAGAAAAAGAAAAGATTGATGAAGCTCAGACCTATTTTGACAATATAACTCTAGATGAATCACTTACTCCAGATCAGAAAAATGAAAAATACGATGAATACTTAAAAACCGTTTCAACTCCTTTCTTAGGTGACATTTGGAAGAAAAAAGTAAACAACCAGATGAAACAACTATGGACTTCTACCCAAGCTAGAAATGACTTTGAATCCAAACGATACTCCAAAGAATTTACTGCTTGGTTAAACCTAGATGCAAATAAAAACAGGCCAGTAACACCTGAATTGCAATATGAATTTAATAGCATATATGCAACTAGATTTCCAACTTCCACTGATAATGAATGGTTTACT